ATGATGACAATGTCCTTTTCAACAAAATCAACTACGGATATAATGAGGAAACATTGAAAGGCTTCGGAAAAAAACCGGTGGCCGATGTGTATATTGATAGTGTTGAATATGGTGACGACTTGACATATACTCAACCGGAGAGTGTTAATTCGATAGTGATTGTCCATGTGAAAGGTGTAAGCGACAAGGCTTACCTAAAGGCATGTGAATTGCATGATTATATCATGCAGGAATTCATCACAAATACTAATTGGCGTGAACATTCCAATATTGTGAGAGATACTAAAATCACCAATAGCCAATTGATGAACCATCCACGAAATGGATGGGCAGTGATGGGAGCTTTTGAACTAAGACATGATTTATATTAAAAAAAAGAACTATGAGGATTTATTTTTATGACAAATAAAATACCAATTATTAAAGTTAAACAAGAAGTTAAAAGGATTAACAATAGCAATCCTTATTTAAACGATGTTGTCTGCTTGATTGGTGGTTTTGAAACTGAAGCTAACTATTTGGAACCTAAGTTTTACACCACTTTATCCGCAGCAGAAGCAGTTCTTGCAGATGGTAGTGAAACTGACACTCCTGCTGCTAACCTTGCTTTGAAACAAGTATTTGACAAAGACATCAGCGGATGTCTCGTTGTTAATGTATCAGTTAAAACTGGTTCTGGAAATAGCGTTACATGGGCAAGAACTGTAACTAAAAAGAAACTTGAAGATGCATTAGCAGCAGTTAATCAGATGACTTTCGGCCAATTATTCGTTGCAGAAGAATTAACCGATGAATTAGTTACTGTTATCGACACTGAAGCTCAAGCAAGATTCAAAGACAAAAAACCATTTGGTTATATTGGTGTTGGAACAAGAAACAATGCTACTACTTACGGTACTACTGCAGCTAAAATGGGAGATTGGTGTTATGCTTTCTTAACACAAGCATTAACTGTTCGTGGAAACGAATTATCTCTCATTGAGTCTGGTGCATACTTAACCAGTTTGATTTCTACTTTGCCTATTGCAAATTCATTAACTGCAAAAATATTAGATGAAGTAACTAATATCGGCACAACCTACACTTTCGCAGATGAAGACCTTGGTGCAACTCTCGTTGGTCTTGGTTTCTTCGTTGTAAGATTAATTGACCCATTAAACAACACTTACGAATGTGTCAATTCCGCAACCAATAACGGATTAGACTTATACATCAACCGTACCCGTGATTACATTGTCAACGATTTCGCATTAAGACAATTCCTCGGCGAACACAACAACCCAGTAACCCTTGATGCAATCAAAATGGAATGTAACAGAATACTCGTTAAATTCCGTGACAATCTCGGAGCAGTTGAAAACATCAACTACGCAGTTGAAAAAGTTAACAGCCAAACCGTTAACGTTATTTTAAATAGTGTTGAATTTGCAGACATCATTACTGAAATCGATGTCTTCGTTACTATTGAGGTGATTTAAGATGGTAGCTGATAAAAGAGTACAAATTGCAGTTCCGGAAAATCCAGAAGAAGGATTACCTGCAATTTCTTTAGAATTCCTTCGTGTGACTGAAGTTAAAGTCAGTGAAGAATTAGACAGTGATATTGTTAAAACCTTTGACGAACCGGTAACCGTACCATCTAATAATGGAGGTTACAGTATAGACATTTCCGCTTTGGAAGCCCGTAACTTGGACCATTTCAAGAACTTGAAAAAAATCATTAAAAGAATGAAAACTGAGACCGGTTCCATCAGTATTTTTGAAACAATCAAACATAAGGACGGCAATTTCGAAACCGAATATCATTTCACAGGTGTTTCATTGACTTCAAATGAAGTGTCTTATGACTCTGAAGATTTGACCGCAAGGGATTTAAGTTTCAATGCAGAAGCTATGCGTGAAATTGTTGACGGGGATGAAATTTAAATTTAATTAGTTTTTTATTTTTTTCACTCACTTAATGTATGTTAAGTGGGTCTTTTTTTTATAATTATTATCTTGCTTTGTTTATTTTGAATAAAGCATTGATTATTATTGTATTTATTTATTTTATGGAGTGAATTACCAATGACAAATGTTGATAAATTGAAAGAAGAAGAGCTTGCAGAATTGGACGGGGAAATAAATCTCGAAGACTTGATCATACTCGGTGATGACAGTAAAATCCCAATCACAATCACATTCCCAAAAGGTGAAGGAGGAAGTGTCAAAGCCAAAGCATTAATCAAACAATTAACTTTGAAAGAACTGAACCATGTCAACACAAGCAACAATAATCTTCTCGATACCAGTAAACTCATTCTAAGAAAAGCATTATTCAAACAAAACGGAAAACCATTCTCTGATGAGGAAATCGAATTCCTACCAATAGGAGTTATCGTTGCGATTTCCAATAAGATAATGGAAGTTTCCGGTATGGATAACTTCATGCAAGAAACAAAGGATTTTTAGATATGAAGAATGGTAAAGGCAAACACTTGACTGTTCTTCACATGTACACTGATTATAAGATAACTGAGAAGTCTGTTTCGGATATGACAATGCTTCAATATAATGCTATTTTAATCATTGCGAATAATATTCAGAAATTCAAAGGAAAGAAAAAGCCAGTGGTGGTGATTTAATCTTATGCCAAATAAAAGAGTAGAGATTGAAGTTGGAACTGATGTCGAAGACTCAGAAGTCGATGCATTGGAAAAACAAATTCAACGATTGAAACAGGAACGATTACAATTCCAAATCGACACCAACACCAGTAAACTTGAAGAAGTAAGAGCAAGAATCCGAGAACTTGAAAACCAAAAAGCCACCTTAGATGTTGATGCAGATGATTCTGAAATCCAAAGAATCGATGCGGAAATCGAACAGTTAAAATTCGAAGAAATCGATTTGGACTTGAAAGTCAGACAAGACGGACTCCAACAAGCAGAATCCAAAGTTGAAGAACTGGATGAGAAACAAATCGATGTTGAATTAAACATGGCAACACAAAATTTCTCACAAGGTTTAAGCACTGCAAAACAAGGAGTACAGGAATTATACGATAGCATTAAACAAGTTGAAGAGGCAGGAATCCAATCTGAACAAAATCTCGCGTTCCTTGAATTGAACCTTGGAGCGGATAAGGCAAAAACCACAATGCAACAAATTTCAGATATTGTCGCAAAGATGCCTGGTGATGACAACACTATGAGAAGTGTTTTATCTACTGCCCAAGCGTTAGGTAATAATTTAAACCCTGGACAAATGGAAGCCGCAACTAAAACAATGGCAGATTATATGGCTGGTTCTGCTACCATGGGGAAAATGGCAACAGAATCTCAACAAGACATCATGAAATATTTGCTTGATGGTAACACTGCAGAATTAGAAAGGGGTTCTATTGTTTCATCCCAAGTTGATAAACTGAAAGATGCTAACACATTCATGGAAAGACAAGCAGCAATGCAAGAAGTCTTAAATGAATTAGGATATGGTGGAATCAGTACAGTTGACACAATGGTTAATAAACAAGCAGAATGGGAAGGTATGATTTATAACTCTTCAGATGCATTGTCCAGTATGTGGTTAGATGCAGAAAAAGGAGCAATGGATTATATCCTTAAACTCAACGATGCTAGTGGTGGTTTAGCAGGAATGGCAATTGTAGCAGGCCAAATGGTTGCAGGACCTTTAACGGAGATTATGGGTGGAATCAGTCAGATTGGTATGGGTTTTAAAACTTTGAAAGAAGCTGCAGATTTTAGTGGTATCACGGGCAAATTATCAAGTTTGAAAGATGCATTAATGAATGTTGGAACAAAAGCCAAAGAAGCAGCAATATGGATGTTAGACCTTGGAAAGAAAACATTAACGGCTGGAGCAAATGCTTTGAAATCCGCAGGAATGTGGGTAATTCAAAAAGCACAATTAATAGCCACAACAATTGCCGAGAAAGCAGCAGCCATTGCACAATGGGCATTGAATGTTGCGATGAGTATGAACCCTATAATGTTGGTAGTTATTGCTATTGGGTTACTTATTGCTGCATTGGCTTATTTGTATTTCAATAATGAGCAGGTTAGGGCTGCTATTGATGGTTTAGGTCAAACATTAATGGTCCTAGGTCAAACAATTTACGATTGGGTTATTGGAGCATGGAACTCATTCATATCCACAATCCAAATGGTTTGGAGCAGTATTGTCAGTTTTGCACAAGGAATAATTACAACAGTAATGAATGCGGTTAACTGGGTAATCACTTCATTCTTAGCTGGAGTTGCATTCCTGGCATCACTTCCAGGAAGAATATGGACCATCTTGTCAAACATAATCAATAAAGTCATTTCCTGGGGAAGAAGCATCGCTTCAAATTTCTTATCTGCAGCTTCAAAATCAGTATCCAACTTCATATCATATATCAGTCAAATCCCAGGTAAATTAGCCACAGAGTTAAGCAATGCTTTGAACAAGGTTAATGAATGGGCAGCCACATTACCTCAGAAGTTTTGGGATGCTGGTGTGAATGCAGTTAAAAACTTCTTAAATGCATTAGGAATCCATTCACCAGGTATCATGCAAAGAACACTTGTATGGGAAATATCTGAAATGGCTAGAAGAACACCAATTGAAGGTAAATCCTTATTGGATAATGTTTCCAGTTTAGGTTCTGATGTTGTTGATGAATTCGGCAATCCAAAATTCGGATTAAACTTTGATGATGCAAACACCGAGTTTGCAAATGGATCCATTATGGGCGGACAAGTGATTAACTTGAACATGGAAATCGGCAATGTTGATAGTGATGACCGTATACAGGAAATTGTGGATGCTGTTCGTAGGGAATTAGCATGGGACAATAAAACTGCAGGGAGGACAATATGAGCAACAAGTCTTTTTTTAGAATCATGCCAAGGTCAGGGTATTATTTGGATTTTAATATTGATTTTATTCGTTTAAGAGTGATTCTTGATAGTGGTGTTGATGTTTCACCGGATTTGAACTTGAATGTTACTGATTTGAATGAGAAAAACGGAATACTCTATAAACAATTCCATAATAGTGGTTACGGTGGAGTATCTTTCAAAGTATCTGTTATTATTGGGAAAGATGAGCAAATCCTACTCACTCGAGAGTTCAAGGATAACATTTATGATAGTCTAATTTTGGATATTCAAACTATCCTAGCACAGAACGGTAATTTCAATGGTGATTATACTAAATTAGGTAAACATGTTAAGATTACTGATTTATTGGATTATTGGATTAGGAATAATACTCCTTTGATGGTTAACACGGATGCTATTGACATTCCTGACGGCACATATATCATTACGAAAAACAGTTCCCGTAAACAGACCCATGAGAAGTATACTATTTGGGATTTGGAGTTCCTGACTTATAACGAAGCGAAAGCGGTTGTTTATAAAAACGATAATGCTCGTGTTAAGAATGCAATCGAGAAGGCGAAAGCGAAACAAGTTGCGGCCAAGACAAGTAAGAGCAAGCCTGCTTCAACTTATAAAACCAAATTTGCTAAGTGTAAACGGAGTGTTTTGAAGTACAGTAAGAAGAAAAAGACTGTTACTTGTGTTAAGTATTTGCAAAAGATTTTAAAAAAACAAAATGTTTACAAGGGTAACATTGACAGTTGGTTTGGCCCTAGGACTCGTACTGCCGTGAAAAAGTTTCAGAAGAAATATAAGAAGAAATATAAGTTGAAACAAACCGGCAAGGTTGATAAGAAAACTTTCAATGCTTTGAAAAAGGTGTAACACTATGACCGGAATCACTAAAACAAATGAAAAAACCACTACTAACCTTTCCAAAAATGAAACTAAAATATATGTTTCTCGATTAGTCAGTGCTAGATGGTTCTATATGGATTGGATAAACAAAGACAATATCCATTGGTCAGAATATCAGATAAAAGAAACTGATATGAGAGTCAAGACTGCAACATTCACTAGTAACACTTATCTTGATTTGACAACTGGAACATATTGTGTCTTGATCACATCCACTCAACATGAAGACTTCGGAGGAGTCATATTATCTGTTGAAAAAGATGAGAAAAACGGATTATACAAATACCAATGCCAAGACTTCACAAGACAATACCAAGACAAAATAGACATTATAGGAGTAAACCTGTCAATACATAGGATATTGAAAAACATAATCACCAGAGGAGGAGTCCCCCTAGTTGGAGATGCAACCAAAGCAGCAAAAAATTGGAAAAATGAATTATCCGGTTTAAAACCAGCTTATCAATATGAACAAGTGTATTGGGGAGTTGATAAGAAAAAGAATTTCAATCCAATGTCTAAAAAAGTCAAAATGATAATCAGAAACAAGTCTCGTATTGAAGCTGTTAGGGACTTGGTTTTTGGTGCTGGAGGATATATTGATGTTTACACTAATAAATATGGTGTTTTGAAGATTGAACCATATCATAAAAAAGATTTGTTCGGTTCAAGAGTCACAATTCCTTATGAAACAATTCAGGACATGAAAGTGTCTTTTGATACAACAAATCTTGTCACTGGAGTGCAGGTTCAATCAACCGATAAACTAAAAGTTGGGAAATCATATGACCCCACCACATTATTCGGATTAGATTTAAGAGTAATTTTCGGGGATAATGGTGCATCAATAAGTAATCCTGCTTCAGCAAAAGTTACTGCTGTATCTAAAAAATCTGCATCCACTTCAACTAAAAAGATTTCAGGTAATCCATATAATACCAAGAAAAAGAAAGTTTACTTGAACTCTGATAATATCAGAGGCAAGTCAACTGATAGGAAATTCCTCAAGGACATAGGTAAACTATTAAAGAAACAAGGTTGGAGTTACAAAATCATAGGTGTTGGTCCGAACACTCATACTGAGACTTATGCGAGGAAGTATAAGAATGGTGTTTGGTTCTGTGTCTATGGTGGTGCAGATGGAGCTGTATTCAGGGAATGTGCAAGGAAAAACAGTTACACCAATACCTTGAAAAAGAATAATCTTCGTACTGTTATAGGAATGAGGCAAGGTTGTGACATCCGTAAAGGCGGTAAATGTTATAAATGGTTACGAAGAGCTCATGATGACAATTACAGTCCAAGCAGTTATAAAGGAGTTAGTTATCCTTTGAATATGCTTACAAAAGCAAAAGTCCCAATCATGTATGCTTCAACTCCTGAAAAGATGGTTGCCAAATTCCTGAAAGGTGGAGATAATCCAAAAGCATGTTAAATGGAGTGATGATCATGACTATTGCACAGGAGAAAAAAGCAGCAAAAAAAGAAATCACAAAAAGTATAAGAGATTTGTTGAATTTCAAAATCACAGTACCTCTTGGAAATCCTAATTATAAATTATTGCATACTAATCAATTTATAACTACTCAATTGCCATCTGATTTTGTTTTGGAGAATTTCGGAATTATTGGACAGAAGTTAGCCAGTGAAGCCACAAGAAGCACAACTTATGTGAAAAACCGATGGTATGTTGAAGCAATCACCATTACGAATAATGGGAGGGATGCTAAAATGGAGTTAGAGTTGAATCCTTTTGCATCTGCAAGAACACAGTATAAGGATAATTACGCTAGTTTCAGTAAAGCATACCAAGATGCTCAACAAAAACAAACAACCACTTCTCCAATTTCAACTAACAAGACTAACAAGACTAACAAGACTGGAGGAGAAGGAAAAACTATTGATAATCTTGTTGCAAAAATCATTAAAGGTAAAAAAAGTGATTTGGCAAAAGCTAAGGCAATACATCAATGGTTAATCAATAATGTAAGGTACAAGTATTATGAGTGTACTAGGTACAATACCGCAGAAAAATGTTATAAAAATAGAAGTCATTTAAATTGTGCAGATACTTCAAGGTTAACAAGGGCTATGATGAGTAGTGCAGGTTTAAATGCTTCAGTAGTTCATGGTCCACATCACTTTTGGACTGTTATCAAAATTGGTGGTAAAGAGTATGCTAGTGATGCCACTCACAGAAAAAGGAAATGGAATAAAGTTTTAGATAATCTGAAATATTATAAGAAGAATGGTAAAAACCCAGAGTGTTAAAAAAAAGATATACTGGAGTAATTATATATGGATTTAGGTACAGATATTGGTAATTCTTGGAGTATTGGAGTTAATGGGGATTTAAACCTTGTTAGTGATGAAGATAATATTTGTCAAGCAATAGCTAACCGATTGGGAACATATCAACCCTCAATGACAGTTTTTTATACTGCATATGGTGGGTTTTTGAATTCCTTTTTCGGTAGAAAAAAGACACAGGAAACATTGGATTTCATGAGAATTGAAATCAACAACATCCTCAGTCAGGAACCTAGATTAGAAACTTATAATCTTAATTTGAGCTATGATGACGAGGGCAAGGTCCATATTGATTTGAGATTAGATTATAATGAGGAGTATGAGGATGTTGAGTTGAATCTTGTTTTAAGTGAAAACGGTTTAGAAGTTATTGAAGATGAAGAGGAAGAGGAGTAAAATTATGCCTGTTGAAGAAGATACTTTTTATGATGTAAATGGGTATGAGGTTAGTCGTACTAATCTTGTACAGCAGATGGTGCAGTATTATGAAGAGAAACTTGAAATCGGGGAAACTCGTGTAAGTGATTTTAATGAAGGTTCGGAAGTCAGAAATCTTCTGGAAGCCATTGCAGTTGATATTTACAATATGATGGAAGACCAAAATGAATTAGCAGAGATTGCTTTTGTTGAAACTGCTGAAGGAGAATGGCTTGATAAACATGGAGCAAATCCTTTCATTCAATTGCCAAGAGATGAAGGAACAGAGGCAACTGGTTTTGTAACTTTCACTATTCCAGAGGTCATGACTTCAGATGTACTTATTCCTGAAGGAACCATTATTGTTTCAACAGACAACAGTTTGGATTATGTCACCGAATCCGATTTGATAATAGGAGTTGGTGAAACCAGCATCACAGGTTCTGCTATCTGTTTAACTGTTGGTGAGGACGGCAATTGTCCCGAGGATACTATCACTTTAATTGAAGATGACCTTGGAGTCAATGGAATTACAGTCACCAATGAGGAACCATTCACTAACGGAACTGATTATGAGGAAGATGAAGAGTACAGGGAAAGATTATTAGCATTCGTTAGACAGGATGATTTCGGAAGCATATCATATTATCATAGGATATGTGAAGAGGTTGATGGTGTGCATGATGTGAATTTCATTGATGCATCAGGTTACACTAAAAAATGTCTTGTCAATGGATCATCAAAGCCAATTTCCGATACTGTTTTGGCTGATGTCTTGGAAGTACTGACCATTCCTGATAATGTTGTTTTGGGACATACTTTCACTGTTGATAAACCGTCATATATTACGGTGGATATGGATGTTTCTTTTACTTGTCTTGATGAAAAGTATGAGGAGGATTTAGTTATAAACTTACTCAAAGCTTTCTTTGATGGAGGTGTAAGTTTAAATGGTCCGGAGTTTGATGGTTTAAGTATTGGGGAGTCTTTAACTCAAAGAAGTTTATATGCTACATTGGAGTTGCTTGATGTGTCTGATATTATTGTTTCTGTTGATGGTTCTGAATTAGATGTCATTAGTGTTGATGAAGATGAAGTGTTGCAGCTTGGAGAAGTTACTTTAACTCAGAATTTACCAGGAGTGTAGATTGTCATGTCTTTTTTTGGTGATGGGATATTGGATAGGTTGCCTGCTGATTGTGGTTTACGGCAGAACGGCAATGCTATGGGCAAGTTGATTGATAATGGTGTTGGTGGTTGGTTGGATGCTTTTGATGAGCAGGATTTTTTCAATGAGGCTTTTTTGACTGATGCTTCTGAGGGTTATCTTGATTTATGGGGTAATCAGTATGGTGTCAGGAGGAGAACTGGTGAATCTGATGATGATTACAGGCAGAGGATTATACTTGAGTCTTTAGGTCATTTGACTGTGAATTATTTATTAGAAGTGTATGATTTAGAGTTATACACTTATGTTCCAAGTTTTAGTGTTGAGGATAATACTTTGACTTCCGATAATCCTTATATTAATAATGATGGTTTTATGACTGTTGCAAGTGATGAAATCAAAGCTGTTCTTGAGAAGAAGTTTGTTATCGGTGGTGAATTGGAATGGCTAACACTGTAAGTGATTATTTCACTGATGAGGATTTGGAGTCTCAGTTAATGTTGCAGTTTGAGTATGAGGAGATGCATACTATGGATTTCCGTACTGTTTTTAGTCAGATTGAGGACATGGGCGAGTTTTTACAGTTACGGCTTCGTAATCGTGTTTTTAAGATTGATAAAATCACTGGTGGAGTAAGTGAGGTGGAAGAATGAGTAATTTTTTAACTTTGGAAGATGTGAATAGTACACTGTTTAATAATCAGGGGTTCTGGTATCATAAGATGGATTTGTCGAAGATTCCAGTAGGTGATGAGGATTATTCAGGTGTTACTGTTGATTTTTGTAAAGTTTCACGTGAGAAGTTGAGTAATGGTAAGTATAAGTTCACTGTTATTGTTGATAATGATTTATGGACTTATGCTTTTTATTTACGAGATTCCAATGGAGATCGGATTCGCTCAGGTCTGGTGCCTTATTCGAGAAGTAATTATACATTTACTTTTACAGTATCTGAGTCTGATGTTATCCTATATTTATATATGGGTCCTCAAAAAGTTCCAAATGGTTGGGAGTATGTGCAGGATTATATTGTTGGCGGTGATGAATTACAAGCCACATATGACATGTTGAATAAGCCTTATTCTGTCCAGATTAAAACATTAAGTGATACGTGGCCAACGGCTATAACTATTTCTTCTTTGTCCCCTGGATACCATATGATTTCAAGAACCGGAGGAGTACTTTCTGGGGTTTTATATGTTGTTCTTGTTAAAACAGATTTCCAATTCATATGTGAGCAATCTTTGACTGTTGGTAAGGTTAATACAGTATCATTAGGAGCGTTAGATGGTTATAAATTGAATGGTGATATGATAGGCTCGAATACTCCAACAATTACTGTTCAGTATGGTAAACGAACATTGCCAGTGACTTGGAATGATAGTTTAAACGATTATAGTTTTGAATTGGATTTAACCGATGAAACAGAAGAAAAGAAAATCAAATTTAAGGTTAATGTGGAAGCGAACGATGTATTAAACAGTAGTGAAACTGATGTGGTACTGGAAAGTAAATTTGAAACCATTAACACATTCGGTAAACTTCGTGAATTATGCCGTATTGGTGGAACTGGAAGATTATCCAGTAATATTAACATAACAAGTGATTTAACATTAACTCATGATGTTTTAATCGTTGGGAATGGTAAAAGATTGAATTTAAACAGTCATAAAATCATGGTGCCATCTAATCGAACTTTTAAAGCGGAAAACACATTATTCACTAATGGTGTGAATACAATACAACAATACAGTAACAGTACTGTGGAGATAACAGATTGCACGTTCACAGGTTGTACTGGAATGGGTAGTTGTATTGACTGTCAAGTTGATGTCGAATCATTAGATGATGAAACCGACTTCAACACAATACTGACCAATTGCACATTCACAGATAATGACATGTGCATATTGCATGGCGGAGATTTAACCGTAACTGATTGTACTGTTAACGGTAAGATTGGTGATAAAAATTACCCATATTTCCTTTATCAAACCGATGGGAATGCAACATTGCTTCAAAACAGTTTTAGTTTAATTGGAGATGAAAGAATCGATACTGATATTGAATTCAACAGTTGCATATTCATCTGCGGTGAAACTGCAAACATTAACAATTACTCATATAATGAATTACAATCAAATAACTTGATGAATTTCTTATCCTTACAAAGAAACAGTTCAACAATTGATGTTGTTTATTATTATCCGTCAATTGAGGATTATGTGACATTATCAAGTACTAATGGTTACTGTCACAGTGTTAGTGGTGTGGATTTCGCATTCAAAACCAATATCACTTTAACAAGAGGTGAATAAAAAGTGTATTATTCAGATATATCTAATTCAGAGCTTCAACAATTCCACAATCAGAAAGTACAAAACTTCACAATTAAACTATCAGATGCATTAACCAGTCCATTATTCAAAATAGAAGAAGTAATTGCAGGTAATGTTTACAAAATATATCCCTTATTTTATGCTAATGAGATAACTTCAACCAATCCAAATGATAAAATACTGGATAACAAATGCATAATCTGTCAAAAACAAACTGATGAAAACACAAATAAAGAAACATATTTTTCATTCATATCTGACCCTGATAGTGAAATTAATGATTACACAGAATATGGACAATATTATGACATTGGAGACAGTCTCACAACAAATGAATTCAATGCAATAATATCATTGCTCCGACAAAACACAATAAACACAGGACAATTCGAATTAAACAATGGAACATTACATGGAGCATATGCAGATTATGAATTCGACATCGAAGACAGTACATTACTCGACACAGGGATTGTCGTTACTGATGAAACCATAACCTCCCAACCAAGAGTCAAACTAACCAATCCATTATTCAAATGGAGTAAATACTTACTTAAACTAGATGTTATTCATTATACTGGTGTTAATGTATTAGATGATGAAACTGGTGACTTTAAGGTTGTGGAAACATTAGAAGTTGAATTAGTGAAAGATGAATGGGTTGATATTCCAGTATCCAGTTTCGAGGAAGGATATATCATCAGCCTAACCGCCAACATTGAAATAAGTCACAACGAACCAATTATTAGAATGTTAAAAGGACTACGAGTAACTGGAAACCCTGAGATTATACAAAGTAATGAAACAACTGATTTAACCGCACAACTATTAGACCAAAACGGTTACGATTACGATGTAAGTGAAAGCGAAGGCATAACTGTACACTTCTATGAAATAATCACACCATCATTAACAGGACTCATTGCCAATCCAAATATTATTGCGATTGATGAGACAAGTGATATTACAGTCCAGGTCATGGATGAAGATGGAAGTAAAGTCACTGGTGAAACTGTGCATTTCTATGCAGTTAAGGGTATTGATCCAACTCCTGGTCATAGTTATAGGTTGGTTGTTGAGTCTGATGTGGATGTGTTGTCTTATTATGATGAGGATTCTGCGATTTTATCTGCTACTTTAACTGATAATAATATTGGTGTTAGTGGTGAAACTGTTAATTTCATGAAAAAAGAAGAAGTCTTTCGTGATGGAGGTATAACTGGTGATAGTAGTGCGGAATATTGGGCTTGGAACTCTTCATATGTATCCCAATCTGTTGGTTCTACTGGAACTACTGTTACAAATTCTGATAATTCTGATAGGGTTTATACTCTCAGGAAATCAACAAGTGGTACTCAGTATGAGGTCTTTTCAAGATTTTGCAGTTTTGAGTTTGATTTAATTAGTGTTACTGGAAATGTGCAGATACAACAAAGAATCGGTACTACTCAAAAAGCTTATAATTTGACTGAAACTGGGCATTATAAAATCATTAATGATGATGAATATATTAACATCTATTGCAATGATGTTCTTAAAGACAGATTAGAGAACACTATGACTGGCTTGCATCAAATACGGTTCGGTATGTTTGGTGTTGGAAATTTCACTTATAAAAATTTCAAAGTACTTGATGATGAGATTTTTGATACTGCAACTACTGACGTGAATGGTGTTGCTACTGTATCTTATGTTAGTAAAGGTGCGGGGGATTTAAATATTCATTGTGAAGCTTTGCAGGGTAGTTTAGTATCTGAAATATACAGTGTAAGTGATTGTATAATTGCCAATGTTAATGTTGAATATACTGGTACTTCAACCAGTGATACAGTATACAGTCTTGGTTATGACCAAATAGCAGACTTATCCAGTACTGACTTTGAAATGACTTGGGACTTCAAACAAACCAGTTACGGTTGTGATGTATGTCTTGGAGCAAGCAGTGAATTCAGCGTATCTCCAATCAAATCAAATTATAGAGTATTTATAGGTAACAGTGGTGGAGGGAACACAAGACAAGGTTATCGTACCACTTCAACTACAAATACTAATGGTTCAATAAGTGGAGAAGTAAGCTTGAACACAGTCCATAATATGAAAATAGTCAAGGAAGGTAGTACATTCTCATATTATCTTGGGACTAAGTTACTTGGTACAAGAACAGTTAGTTTTTGGTCTGATTATAATATGTTTGGAGTGCATACTGTTCAATGGAATAAAGGAACAACAACCATTAGCAATTTAAAAATCAAACCATTATAACGGTTTTACTTTAATGTACTGCAATGTTATAAAGAAAAAAAACAATTATAAAAAGAGGAAAAAAATATGGCAATTTATAAATATTTAGGTTACGGCGTAACCAACTCTAAAGGAAAAGCAAAACTAGACCACGACAAAAACGGAGACCCCATAACCCATTCCTACACAGGAACAGGAGCGGGCGAACTCGACATCATCGCATCACTAGACAACCCATCAACAATTAGTGACAGTAGCATACAATCAGAAATATACGAACTTTACGATGTACAATACAAAGATTTAGGTGGATCAAAGGGTAATGATACTGATTGGACTGTAAATGGAATGACTGTTGATAGGACAACAGACTCCACTTGTACTATCTTGACTCAAACTACTGCATCTACTTTCACTAATCGTTATTTGAATATTGGAAAATATACTAATAGACCATTAGTGATTGAAGCAGATATATCTATTGATACTGGTTCAGATACACGGACAGGGCAAATTATTAGTGTAAGATATGGTGCAAGTTCTACAGGTAGTGTAAATTGGAATGCAAATAATCTCGGCACCACTACTACTGATTGGCATCACATCAAAATAGAAATAATGGAAAATACTGCAACACTCACAATAGACAATACTACATCAATCCCTCGTGATATTACAGTCAATCCGAACCGTTTCTACTTCATACTAAATCAAGACACTAGTAATAGTGTAATCAAGTATCGAAACTTAATCGTTTATTAATAAATCATGAAATTTTTATATTTGATTTCTAATCCAGTATTTGCATTTATACTGACTTGGAAACGATTTGGAGTGTTGGATAATGTACGATACTCTTTGATGTTACCATCTACGATTGCACAATATTGTGTTTCGTTCCATTCTATTCGTATGTGATGCCATTGGTCTAATTCAGTTGCAATACCCAAATATTCATTTGAGAGATTTGTAACTGATGTAGAGTCCCTTCTCAAACTTAAAAAGATAGTAGATACATTGATATCCACATCAAATTCAATACAATTCGCTCCATTCGGCAAATCAACTGCTCTGCTACTGAATACAGTTGTATCCTTTGCAGAGATTGTAGTATAAGTATTCCTTGCAATATCAACTGTTGATGAGGTTCTCCAATCAGTATAATCAGATGATGTTCCAATGTCCTTAAAGACTACATCATATAGACTGTATATTTCTGATTGAAATATACAAAAAACATGAAGAGGTGAAAAAATATTATGAGTGAAAAAACCCTAACCGAAGAAATCATCACAATAATCCAAAGCGAAGCCAACAACAACCCCGCACCAACATTATGCACCATCACAAAAATCTACAATGACCAAAAACACGCCGACGTCACAACCGACACCGGAGAATACACATACGCCGAATGCATCGCAAACAACCTAACAGTAGGCAACACAGGAATACTAATATTCCTCAACGGCGACCTCAACGAATATATTGTAATCACAAAATAAAAAAAACTTTTTTTTTGATCAAGAATGTTAGAACGAAACAAAAATCAACATCAAGGATGCCCAAACCGGCATCACTGCAAACAAGAGGACAGTAAATGCTGTTATCTTGTGAAAAACGAATGTATCATTGGAGAAAAAGACCATGAACATTGACAACCAACGATTAAAAGAAATCCAAATCCTAAAACATGCCTACGGCATAAAAGTACTTGCATCCGAAACACAAGAAGAAGTAGAACATTACTACCAAAAAATAGACGAACTAACCCATGAAGAAACCGAAATATTAAAAAGAAGTGATGTGATAATTTGAACAGTTTAAATCTTGAAATAGCAAAAAAACTCAAAGCTTATGTGGACAAAGAAAAGAAATTCCCCGCAACACTCACAATCAATGGAGTGAAATACAATTACGGCACATTCTCATATATACTTGCAAGCACAGTAGTCAACATAAACGACAAGTTTGTGAAGAAAACATATGCAAATGCACCAGCACATATAGGGGACCATATAGAAAAAACACTATCCAAAACAGAATACATAGCATTAGCAAGAACCATCGTACAATACGGCAACACTTATAAAAGATGTCCAAATTATGCATCCTACAAAGGATTAAAAATCAGTCCAGTACTATTCTGTTACTGCTTCGCAAAAATAATATTATTCCACCATGCCAACAAAAGATACCCGTCAAGTTGCGAGTTCAACAGTAATGTCTACAAGACCAACACTTCCAAAAAGAAGGTATCATCTGATGAAGTGTTTAACTACTTCGTTAAAGTATTCGGTAAAGTCTCAACAATTGATGAAGCATTACAGAAAGTCAAGGAACGTGGTTATGCTTACTACTATGATGACACATACACCAATAAGCAATCCATTGACCGTATGAAAGCAAAAAAAGGCATAAACTGCACAGACAGTTGCCAAGTATTCTACCACATAGCCAAAGCATTAGGATACAAGGTCAGAGTATTACACGTGTACTGCTCAGGCACAGGAGGAGGACACGTAAGACTACAACTAAAACACAGTAAACACACAAGCGGTAACTGGATAAACAGAGACCCCGCATGCGTACTATCCACAAACGGCAAACCATTAACAAGCATATGGTGCAGTGGTGGAAAACTACTAGACACAAACGGCTCATGGTTTATGCAAAACGTGAACAGGTGATTAAATGAACGATAAGGAAAGAAAACTATTACTTGAAACAAGGCTTCGTAACATCAAAAGGAAATATGCGAAAATAATCCAACACGCAGAGTTCAACGAAGAAGCCATTGAATTAAAAGCAGAAATGGACCAGTTGGAAAAAGAAATCAAATTCATGTAGAATTACTGTGTTTTTACGATGATGCATGATTCAAACCATCAAGGGAGTATGCAGCGAATGTGGAAACCTGGATGTAAAAAAAATTAACAATTATTTGAAAAAACTAAGTTTTCCGAAATTTATTAAAAAATTTACTTTCCATGAGAGAATAAAAAAAATTCTCACTTCATTTTGAATCCTGCGGAGTAAAAAAAAATTATAGGTAATTCACTTGCCCAGGACAATATCTTTATTATTGTTCCTGGGCAAATTTTTTTTTAAAAAATTTTTATACCATCATAGACAATATTAAATTATCCACTTCATATGGGAGTGGATCCATTCTATTGATTTATTCAGAAAAAAATTTGTTCGTTTCATTTGAGGCGAACAATTATTTTTTCATGCTTATTACTCATTATAACATATGCTGAAAAAAGCATAGATAACATCATTTCTAGGAGGGAAGTTATGATTGAAACTATCATTTTTAGAAATGATGTTATATAAAAATCATTAAATATCACCTAAAACCATACATTATTATTAGGTGAAAACCATGACCAAAATAGATAATGACATATTTTTCCAAAACTTCATAACTGCAAAACAAAATGCCACAGCAGCCACAATAAAAAATTATCATAAAACATTAACCAAATTCTGCAAAGCAACCAATACCACACTTGAAACAGCAGTAACCAAATGCCGAAACCAACAGGAAGTAGTAATTGAAAAAAGCACATTAGTTAGTGACAGTGATGGGAGTAAAACTGTAGAAAAAAGAATACAAAAATTCAACGTCAATAGCATAGAATCATACATAAAATTATACTTCGACACATACATCAATTATTGCAAAGGAAGAGGCAATAAAAACACAACCATAAACTTTGAACTAATAATACTCAAATCATTCTTCAATTATTACAATATTGAAACACCAACCATTGACAAACTCGAAAACGATGCACAAGACTGGTACCTCCTATCTAAAGAAGACATCAAATACGTAATGTCAGAATCAACCCTAATGCACGAAACACTAATCAGCCTACTAAAAGCAACAGGCTTACGATTAAGTGATGCATTAGCCATGACCTGGGGGGACATAATGGAATACACCAAAGAATACCATAACTGCATAACACTAGAAGAATACGCAGAAAAAGCACCACAAGACATGATAGGAACAATCGAATTCTATCCACAAAAAACACGAAGACACAATATACCCTGCATCACAGGAATAGATCCAGAAACATGCAACCTACTACTACAATGGCTAAACAGATTATTACATGAATCAATACCATTAATAAATAAAAAATATCCTGAAAAAAATATTAGATTAACTAAAGATTCACCAGTATTCGGCAGTAAAAGATATTACTTCACTAAAGCTGTTAATCAAAGGCCTATGACTACAATGTTCGCAAAAAAGAACAAATCATTAAGAGAACATCACATTAACATGATTAAAGACAAGATAAGCAAAGGAGAATTATCTCCAGAAGATTATGATAAAGAAGTTAAGAAGATTCCAAGGTTCCATGCTCATGGATTACGAAAATTCTTTGAAACAATGGTTTCAAGGAACTGCGGAAACCTACGTATATGTGCAGTAATGGAAGGTCACACAGCACCTTTATCTACTGACAGCCATTATATTAAGATTGATGTTGAAGATGTTAAGGAAGCATATTTAGCTGCAATCCCTGACCTTTCACTTGAAAATACTGAAACCAAAGTATACACATCAGAAGTAAGAAGAGAAATGGAGGCCAAGATTAATGCTTTGGAAAAAGAGAATGTTGAATTAAAGCAGGAATTATGGGATGAGATTAATAATTTGAAAGCTAGACAACAAGTATGGGAAGAACTGAAAAAAGGGAAGTGAAATTATGCCTTTATATTGTTATATTATTGAAACTGGATACTATGAAGACAGAGAAGCGAATATTTTAGGACATACTAATAAATATTCTCAGGAAGAATTTGATAACATTGTTATTGAAATTACTGAAAAATACGGAGATGTAGAAGAAATAGAGTACACAGTAGCTGCTACATTAGAAGATGTGGAGGAAATAATATATAAAATTGATGAATATGAACTAATCAAGCATTTAGTTAATGAATATGGTTTTGTGGAGTTAGAAATTCCTGTTAATGATGGAGTTAATAGTAGAGAAATTCAACGGACACCAGTGCCTACTGAAAATTTAGTTAAAGTTGAATTTAAACCACATCAGAAATGTCCATTTACTCCACAAGTTGAAAATGAAAATAACATGCACACATCCTGAAGCGGATTTTGATGGAGTACTTCCAGTTAAGCATATAAATGCGAGATGCACTCCAAACTTAATTGAAAAAGGAGGACAACAACAATGACTGAAAAACGATTTAAAATTGCAGATTATCCAACAGATATTGAAGATACTGTTACTGGTGAGAAATATCCTTGTTCAAGTTATGGTACACATATGGAAATCATTTGTGACTTGTTGAATGAATTACACAATAAATATATCGATGAATATACTCTTCGTGAAACACTACAATTGGAATTGCAGAGAGTAGAAGAAGAGAATAAAGAATTAAAAAAACAAGTTAATGATTTACAATTTAATAAATCAATTGGACAACGAGAATATCAAAGGAGATTATCTGAATGACTGATAAACGATTTACAAGTGATTATAATGGAAATGAGCATTTATTTACTCATTTTTTAGAAAATGGAAAACCTATGACAAAAGAAGAGGTATTAAATCAATTGAACGAGTTATACGAACAAGATTTAGCAACAAAAAAAGAAGATGCAGAATACGAATTACTACATCTAAAAGAAAAATATGAAGAATTGCTTGAAGAGAATGAGCAGTTGAAAAAAGGCATGATTGAAGTTGTAGATAGATATATCAAAAATGTTGAATGCAATCCACCATCATCTACACAAACTTATATGAAGATAAAAAGAACATTAAATAACATTCGGGAAGATTTAAGAAGTTTAATAGAGGATTTGGAATGATTGAAAAACGATTTTATAAGACTACTTCTGAAATTGAGGATTATAGAGTTTATGATGATGAAGAAGAAGATGCTTATTTCGTAAGTTGTGATGAGCATACCGTTGATTGTCTTGTTGATTTGTTGAATGATTTAAACAATGAAAATCAAAGGCTTAAATTAGAAAATGATGGTTTACGATATGCTTTAAAAAATATTAAGCAAATAGATGTGGAAATTGATATAGGTGATGTTGAATGACTAAAAAACGATTTTTAAGAAGTGTTACATGATGTAACACTTCTATCCCCAGTTAACACTTTTAAAACAATCAACAATCTTAGTAGGTCCTGCCATCAAAATAATTACTTCATCACTATTTGGATTTTCTAAATACCCAATATCATACTCATTAGATTCTAATTTTAAATGTGTACCACCAAATACACTGTAAGAATTAGCTAAATGAGAATCTTTCATATGATACCATACTATATTATCATCCCTGCATTTTGTTCCTTGTGAAGTTATTGTATTGATTAAGTCGGCAGCATTTTCTTTTGAGGTGCTTATGAAGTAACCTTTATTCCATCCGTCCTCAAATGCTAATACTTGTCCTTCTTCTGTAACGGTTGTTTCGTCAGTAATTAATCCTCCACCAATATCTAATTGTGCAGTGGTATTGTATGGTGTGGTTACGGGCCTGATATTTTCCGCAGCTACAACACTTCCTATCAGTAGGAATAGTATTGAAATTCCGATTAATATTTTTATTATTTTTTTCATAATTTTTCACCTACTTTTTTTATGATCATCAAATCCGATTTTTGTGGGTTTTGATATTATGATGTGTGTAAGTTTGGTTTTATACATTTTACTATTTTTTTATGTTTTGAGTTAAACACTGAAAATTAAAATACCGATGTTTCTTTTTTTTGACTGTACAATTTGATATAAAATAAGTGATAATGTTAAATATTATTCAAAAATACTTAATAGTAATGTTTATATATTCAAAAGACCAATTATTAATTAACCATTGCTAAAATAAAACATGTATAAAATGAGACACTTATTTTAGTATGGTATTGTTAAAATATTTAAATTAAGAAAAACAGAAGTTTAAGTGTAATATTCGTGGAATGAGATTGCTCAAACGGTGCTGCAACACCATCGCAAACTCAAACCACATGTTACTAAAAAACAAGCAACCTACGAGGATTGAATGAATTTAGGTAACAATAATATATATGATTGCAAATGCTATATAAATTTATTTAATATAGTTCCAGCCATAATGGAGAGTTCTAATGCTTTAGCTATGCTAAGAACTATTTACTAACAAATTAGTAACAATCATAAAAAAATTTAATAAAAAAAATTACTTATTTTCATTTACATATTGAGTAACAAACTCAGTTATTAATGCGGTAACTGTAGTATCTTGTCTTTTAGCAATGATTTGAAATTCAGTTTTCAAGTCCTTATCTATTAAACAAGTTAATTGTTCTTTAACCATAATAATCAACTCCATCTTGTTTTTTTAGTTAATATTACATTTGTAAATCATTGTTTATATATTTATTTATATTTATAACAATGTAAATTTTTACAAATATAAAAATGTAAATATTTATATACTATAAAGACCAACATTAAATCAAGAAGTAATTATCATGTGCTGCAACACATGAAAAATTTGCTTCCTAAAAAAAACCTACGAGGTAATTCAAAATGAATTCAGAGAACAGAGAAGTATCTATTTTAAATGATAACGAACTCTACGAAATCAACGGAGAAACATACAGTCTCCACGAACTCAAAGGGTTCATAGAATCTGCCCAAGAACTCGGCAGAAAAACCGAAAGACAAACTACTTTTATTAATGCATTAAAACTAAACAATGCAAAATTGACCCAAGAACGCAACGACTTATGCAAAAAACTTGATGTCAAATCCCAAGAACTTGCAGAAGAAAAAAGGAAGTTCAACGAATTCTACGAAAAAGACTACATGGTCCGCATCGAAGAATGCAACAAATTATGGGGAGAACTATTCGACATCAAACATATGTCAATGTGGGAGTTCGCAGCCAAATACTGCAATGATGATGAACTTGAAAAAGCAGGCAGACAACTAGCACATGAACTAATCACTGCAAGGAACAACATGACTAATGAAGACCTTGCAATTGAAGCTGCAGAAAACTGCCATGTACCTTATTCTGGAGATGATTTCTAATGACATCTCCAACCGAATACTACTTAACTTTTAAAGCAAACAACTGTGCAGAATACGATGTGTTCGAATCACACCGTTGCACAGAAAAAGGCTGCTTATGGACCAGTGAGCAATACATCACAACTTGCCTCCCTGGAAAAGAAGCAGACTTCGTGAAAGAGTACAATGAAAAACTCATCGAAGGCAAAGTAGTCGGCTACGAAATCGAAGAATACATCGAGGTGGAAAAATGAACTCCACCAAAACTATTTTTTTAAAACCTGGAATGTCCATTGTAATAGATGGAGTTGAAATGAGTTACGAAGACATCATGAACTCCAAAATCGACTCCATCATGTACAGGAAACATCTCGAAGAATTAATGGAGGCAAAATAATGTCCGAACTCCCAAAAATCATCAACATCCAAAGGAAACTCAAACGTGGACTTGTCAAAACCTCCACCGGCAAAGTTTTCCCAGTCACATTAAGTGACTGGTTAGTTGATGGAGTAATGCTCCAAGACCATGTTGAACTCGAAAAGTCCAAAGTGACTGGGGAATGGATCGTCACCAACTACTATGTTAATGTTGAAGTGTACGGTGCAATCCACAACAGTTACCAGGACAAGTATGAAGACATGATTACAGATGAGGATGGTGTGCCTTTATGAATTTTACCTATTTGATTAACCTCCTATTTGGGACTATGAATGTCCCTAAACATGATTTAAGGAAGAAACCAACAAGGAACGATAATATGAGGAAGCTCAACCGTTTCATTGAAAGGAACTTTTATATTATTTGTGTATTAGCAATCATCTTCCTTTTAATCATGTTTGTAGTAGTATGTTACGCTATTGTTGGTGTTTCTGCTACTGAAAGTGGAGTAACCTATAATGCCATGGAGCATATTATTTAATGGTCATTTAACTATGACAGATGGATAACTGGAAAATGGAGAGAGGAAAATTTGACATCACTCAGAAACTGATGAGAAATTTTTTCACCCCCTTTATAAAGTTAAAATCAAAACAAAAATCTTGTTCCTCCTCCTCCAATTCCTTTTATCCATTCTATCCCTTTTTAATTATGGTGATTTTATGAATAATTGCATTTACGACATGACCTGCGAGGAATTGATTCAAAATAAGGATTACTGTCTAACTGAATTAACCCTTGCACAGAACGATTTAATGAAAAAAGAGAATGAGTTACTCTTGAATACTGACTTCAAAGAACTCAAACTAACCAATGAGAAAATGAGAACCGCATACATCAACGAACAATGTATTGCAGAAAAGAACAGAGTAAACGGCTACAAAAACAGTTTAGCAATCATCAATGACTTGCTAAAACTCAGACTAATAGAAATGGAGAAAACATTATGAAGTTTATAATATCAAGCCACAGTCCTAAAATCTGGCCGAAAAACCAAGACTTCGACCTAAAAGTCCACCACATAACCGAAGAAGAATTCCATGCTTTGGCATATGATGGATTCAGTCACATCGGCCATAAAGACGTGGCAGAACTAACAGGCTTCGCATACAATAAAGACCCAGTCCACACAAGAATTGGAGATGTCTTATTGTTAGCGGATATGGAACGTGGAGCATTAAAATTCTACTGCATCCAAATCGTAGAATCCGATGCACCATTAGTAAGAGAAGAAGAAATTTATGCAGAAATAGGAGAGTATTAGAGATGGCATTAAAAAGCAAAACTCCAACATCTGGCAATGGATTAACATTCAAAACCAGAGGAGTAAACGACAAGAAAAAAGTTCTCATTTATGGGAACGACGGCACAGGAAAATCCACTTATGCAGAACAATACTGCAAAGACAACGGATTATCAGCAGTCTGTATAGATATAGATGACACAAACTTCACATCTATTCCACTCGTGGAAATAGATACAAGAACCGACATCACAACATTCAATTCAATTTGTCAAGTCATTGATTTAATCAGTGAAGATGACAGATTCGACACCATCATAGTTGATGGAGTCACCAGCCTAATCGAAATGTTAGTGAGCAAAGCAAACGGATTAAAAAAGTATAGTGATAGATCAGAAAGGTTCACCAAGATACTAAGAAAAATCCAAGCAAGCGGTAAAAACATCATATGGATAGGTCAAGCAGACATGAAAGTCATCTACAATGACGAACACCAATCCAACAAAATAGTTATCAAAATTAACAGTATCGTTAATGAGAAATACCATTGCCTCATCAACAAAGGCAAATACGAAGTAGAAACCGAAAAAATAAGGAGAATGATTGAATGAGCATTCTCCTCTTCACAACAAAAGGTGATATCATGGCATTAAATAAAACTAATCAAGAAGAATTACCATTCCCAATCAACGGAGTGGAAGAAGAAAAAGTAGCAGAACAAATCAGCTTCGACGACCTCGAATTCGAAGCAGAATACGTGGACGAAGACCAAGAAGTTAAAAAGTTTTACACTATCAGCGGTAAAGAATCCTGGTACGAACCAACATGGGAAAAATACACCATCAACGACCTTGATGTAGGTGACGAATTTGAAGGCAGACCTGAAATAAACATCTTCGAAAACGATGAAAAATCCTACAATGCTCTTCGTTTAAGAGTAATGGACGATGGTGAAATGGTAGATTTATACATTAACTACCCTAAAAAAGACTTCCCATATGTCAAAGGAATTAACAAAACATTCGACTTCTATCGTAAATGCTTCGACTTTATCTACAGCGTACTCAGATACCGTGATGAACGCAATGTAGTAGATGCAAACGGTGAAGAAATCAACAGATTCAAATCCGTAAACATCGAAACATTCGCAAAATATGTCGACAGCATGACAAGAGTAGGAATCCGCATCACCGAAGGAAACCCTGACAGTGAATACGACAGTTTCATCATATACAAAATGGAGTAAGTAAATGGTAGCTGTACGTGGGAGACCTCTATTAAAAAATTACATCGATGACACTTACGGAACCGATGTAACAGAGGAAAAAATCAGTATTGATTACAACGATTTAAACAGGTATGTTATAGATCATGCTGGTAAAAATTTCTGGGAAATGGAAATTTACAAATATGTTGATAGTTTCAATACTGATTCCACCACTTACAAATTAATCAATGTACCTGAAAACATAACTCTCCATGAATTGTCAGCAAAACATAACAATAAATGGATAAGCACCAAAGCAATGATTAAAAACATCACCGATGTAAGAGTTGACTTGAAAACTGCTTCTTATTTATGTCGTAGTTGTAATTCAGTTCAACGAGTGCCTGTTGCAGACCCTATTCAAGCAGTAACAATTCCAACATGCACCAATCCAAATTGTGGAGATTATTCTACTTCTAAAGGAATGGTTTTGGATAAAGATACTTGTGAATATAGGGATTATAAATTAGTTAAACTTGAACAACCATTAGAGTTGAGGAATGGTGGAGCAACAAGGGAATTTAAAGCAATATTATTAGATTCACTTGCAAATCCAAACATTACATTAAAACCAGGTGATGTCTGTGACATCACAGGCACATTCAAAGTAGAACCAAGAAAGAAAAACGGAAGAGCAGATGGGTATGAGTTCTTGATTCATGTCCATAATATTTCTCCTGTTGAAGATGTTTTTGAAGACACAAGAATAACTGAAGATGATGTAAAAGACATTAAAGAGTTATCTAAACAAGATGATGTTTTTGATTTATTGGTTAATACTTTAGCTCCTGAAGTTTATGGTTATGATTTGATAAAGCAAGGGATACTTCTTTCATTATTTGAAGGCAATCGTCCAGATGATGATACTTTTAAAGCTGCACAGATGGACAGATGGACAATACATATCTTATTAATTGGTGACCCTGGAATTGGTAAGTCCCAATTAATTCAATCTGTGAAAAGATGTGCTCCTAAAAACATTACAATTGCAGGAACTAACACATCACAAGCAGGACTAACAACAAGTGCTGTTAAAGATGAATTGACTGGAACTTGGGCAATCGAAGCTGGAGCAATTGTATTAGCAGATACTGGAACATTATGTATTGATGAGTTTGATAAGTTAACCCCATCTGCTCAGAAGTCACTTAACGAACCGATGGAACAATTAGTAATAGGTTCTGCAAAAGCAGGACTTGTTCAAACAATGACTGCAAGGACATCTGTAATTGCAGCTGCCAATCCAAAATATGGTAAATTCCGAAAGGATAAAGACATTGGAGAACAGCTTGATATTGCAGACAGTACATTGTCAAGATTTGATTTATTGTTTGTACTTGAAGATAATATTGTTGAAGATGATGACAGAGAACTTGCTAAAGCATTGTTGAATAAGGAGTTTGTTGTTGATAAATCTGAAACTTTGGATTTGGATCTATTCAAAAAATATATCACATATGCTAAGGCAAATTGTTTCCCTGTTTTGACAGATGATGCAAGAGTGTTGCTTCAAGAGTTTTATGTTAATACTCGTCAAGAGGCTAAGGATTCAACTGATGGAAAACCAATCACTCCAAGGGACCTTAAAGCATTGGAAAGGTTGACTATTGCAAGTGCAAAATCTAAATTGAAATGCGAAGCAGATGAAAGTGATGTTGAAAGAGTTTTGAAGATTTATATTTCTAGCTTAGATAGTGTTGGATTAACTCCTGAAACTGCTGGAGCATTGCAGATGATAAGGTCTGACAAGGAAAATGAAATCATTGATAAGGTTAGGGAGATGCTTGATGAGGAAGTTGACTTTGAAGGTTTTCCTTTATCTTCTGAAACAGAAGAAAGAATGAGAATGGAATGTGAGATTGAGTGTACTAATACTCGGTTGAATGGGAATGATGTTTATGATGAAGTCATTGCTGAAATTCAAAGAAGTCTCTAAGGACATTTTGAAAATCATGCATATATGCATACGATATGCATATGCATATGATTTTTTTGTGAGGGTGTTGCCTCTGTGGAAATTTAGTATTACTTTATGAGGTAGGGAGTATGACTAAAATAAGAACAACATTAACAATTGAAAAGGAAATTTATGAAAATGCGAGAAAGCACATACCGAATATATCGGAGTTTCTTGAAGAATGTCTAAAACAGTACTTAGGTTTAGCAGATGGAATTTATCCTACTGCAAATGTGAAAGACATCGTTGATGATATCGCTAAATCACAAGCAAAACTGTTTATCTTAAATCAAAACTACGATTATGAAAAAGCACAAAAAGAAGTTGAAGATGAAAAAGTCAACAGACCATTACGCAAGCTCTGGAATGAATATCGTAAGAGCCTGATTGCAGATGAACAATTAATGTCAGAAGCATTGGAAGTCTTACCTACTGATGCTGAAACATTGGAAGATATGCTTGACTTTGCATATGTAAATCAGGAAGAGTTAGGTTTAAACTTCACATGGAGTAAGCTTAAAGAGTTATATGAAGAAGAAGAGGTGGAATAATGGCAAGACCATTTATAGTAGCAGATAGCAAATATGCAAAGGAACTGGTGAAATTAGGGTTTTCAGACAGATTACTTACCACACCCGAAGATTGTGAAACATATGTTAAACATTGTAACAAATATGATATGAAATTTTTAAAAGGTTCTTATGGAACAATTGTTCATAAAGATTTTGGCAAATATTTTAAGAAAAGCAACAGTCACAAAATAAGATGTAAATTGGCATGTATCAATGAAGAAACAGGGAGAAGTAAGATAGATTTAAGATTAGACCATACTAATTTATTTAAATCTAAAATCGAAAAGGATGTTTACATTTTAACCTCCAGCCCATATTACACATTACCTATGGATATTCAAAAAAAGGCCGTAGATTATCCTTATAGTGTTTATGCAATACATCCTGTTTTTTTAGATTATCATATATTTACAACTCATTCTGAAATTATGCATCCTTTTTATGATTTAAGCTATGCTTACACCAATGCAAATGATGAGCAGATGTATGAAATAGATAAAACAATTTATGAAGATTTAGGTTTGTATCATAGTTTTGTGAAGATAAAAGGTGAAAATGATGAAGATTAGTAGTGCTGATTTTATGAAGTTAACACTTCAGGAAGTAGCGGACATGTTAATTGATAGTGATGGTCAAGGTGCAGTCTGTAAAGGTAAGGTGGATGATAGGTTGTATAATTTGGTTGTGAAGTTGGAGTTAGATGAAGAGGTGAAAGAATAAATGGATGTATTATTATCTAGTTTCAGTCATGAAACTGATTTAATGGATTATACTACTCATTCAGAACATAAACAAGACCTCATAAGAGGGATTATTAATGACATGAAACATTCCTTAAATCAGAAACAAATAACTGAATTAAACCGTGTTTTAATTAATAGATTTGAATTTGTAGAAATATTAAACAAAGAAGTTCCATATGAACAAGATATTAAAAAAGAAAACCAACGATTACTTGATTTATTCATTGATGCTAAATTATTAGAAGGAAGAAGTCCTAAAACTTTAAGATATTATAAGGAAACCATCATTAGAATGTTAAAATTTATTGATAAACCTATTCTTTTAATTGGTACTGATGATTTAAGAAAATGGCTTTTAAGTTGTGGAGATACTATGAGTCCTACCTCAGTTAATAATCTTAAAAGGAATATTAGTAGTTTCTTCCAATGGTTAGAAAACGAAGAATACATTATTAAATCTCCAGTCAAAAGAATAGGGAATATTAAAACCGAAAAACAAGTTAAAAAACCATTCAGTATAACTGAAACTGAAAAATTAAGAATGAACTGTGACACTCTCCGTTTAAGAGCAATGGTAGAATTCTTATTAAGTAGTGGTGTAAGATTATCTGAATTAGTACAATTAAATCGTGATGATATTGATATGCAAGACCGTAGTTGCATTGTATTAGGTAAAGGTGCTAAACAAAGGGAAGTATTCTTCAATGAAAGAACTGCAATCCACCTTAAAAAATACTTAGATAGCCGTACTGATAATAATCCTGCATTATGGGTAAGTGAAAATAAACCATATACTCGATTACATCAATCTGGAGTAGGCACTGACCTTAGAGCATTAGGTAAAAGAGCAGGAGTTGCTGATGTTCACCCTCACCGTTTCCGTAGAACAATGGCAAGTTATGCAGTAGGACATGGAATGAAAATAGAACAAGTAAGAGTACTGTTAGGACATGAATCAATTGAAACTACTCAATTATATGCTATTGCAAACAATGAGGACATTAAATATGCTCATAAAAAATACCTGAGTTGATCGCTTATGAAAGGAATTCCTAACACTAAACACATCCGAAGTGATAAAAGATATGGAACTTTCTTTATCCAAAAAAAAGTCAATGGTAAAGATACTGCATTTGGGAGTTATTCTTCATTAGAAGAAGCTATAAAATGGAGAGATTACTTTGAAGAAAACGGATGGGGAAAATGTTATGAGGAACGATTAGAACATACCAGTAGAAAACCAACCTATATTGTTTATCTTAAAAAACAGAAATTATTCAGAATTGCTAAAAGGATAAATGGCAAGGTTGAAGTGTTTGGACACTTTAAAAATCGTTCCGATGCAGAAAAAGAAGTTGAATTATTGAAAAAGGCTAATTGGGATTGGGAGACATTATGTGATTTATATGAATGATTTTGAGAAACATTTTGAGAAACTGGCAAGGACTGATGATGCCAGCATATTATGGATAAACTGGTTAGACTGGGTTATAGATCAAAACCTAATAACTAACCATAACAGGAACCTTGACTTCAAGGGCAATGAAGAAATGTATTTTGAATTGTATCAAGATTGGATACAAATTGTCTCAGATGAATTGGAAAAAGGAGATAAATATTATTATGATTATCTTGGTGTTTTCTATGAAGATGTAATCCAATCAAAGTATAAAGCAGGTACAAATGGACAATTTTTCACACCTCCATGTGTATCTAAATTAATGGCTAAAACTTTAATGCAAAATACAGGAGGGGTGATTAATGATTGTGCTTGTGGAAGTGGTAGGTTATTGTTAGATGCAAGTAGTGATAATCCAACAGCAATATTGATAGGTCAGGATTTAGACCCTGTTGCTTGTAAAATGGCAGTATTGAATTTTTATGTTAGTGGGGTTCGTGGAAGCATTATCCATCAAAACACATTAAGTATGGAGTGTTTTGAAGCATGGAGGGTTAATAATTACTTATATCATGGTTTACCAATTCCTCATATTGAATTAGTGTCTGAAAGAGAAGCTTATAATTTTTTAGGAGTAAAAAAGGAAAGTACAAAGACAGTTGAAATAAACAAACCAGTCATAGAAAACTATGACAATCCAAAGGAAACAATACAAACTAAATTGATGTGATTGATATGAATAAGACTTGTTTTAATTGTAAGCATTGTTATAAAGGTCATTTATGCACATTGTTTGATGAACTCGTAGAATACACATTATCATGTTTCATGTGGAATGGTGATAAGGAATGAGCTGTATCTATTGTCAACATTATACAGGAGTACAAATGTACTGCTTACAAGCACATTATGTAGCCACATTAAGTGAAAGTATTGACTGTGATGATTTTGAAATCAAAGAGGAGATGGAAGAATGAGAATAATAGAACGAAACACCAATGAAAGAAAACAAGACACAATCGACCTGTACAATCAGATTAAACCTTTACTCGACCAAGGACTACCAATAACCACCGCAGTAAAACAATATCTCGGAATACAATATAACAGTTTCAGTAACCGTACATGGTATAAGGAGTTAAGGGATTATGCTGTTAGTCAAGGTTACAAGATGCAAAGGTGAATGACATATGAAAGGTTACACTATTGACTGCAAATATGTGATACGAGTATCCGAGTATATGCCATTATGTAAACCTCGGAAGAAACTCGACATACCAGTAATATCAATTGAGGTTCCATTATGGGAATAGATCCAAAAATGAATTACTGTGAATGTGGGTATAAGTGGAAGTTTAACCGATTGGATGAATTATTAATGTTCCTGCATATTAGGAGCACTGTTCGTTGCCCACATTGCGGTAACCTAATGGAGTACAAGTTGATTTATCATATTGTGAAAGTGGGAACAAAACCGAATAAGGATAGAATGGAGTTGTGGAAGAATGGATAAAAGATTTAAGTTGCATATTAAATGGTCAAACCTTACTAAAACAGAGGGGATTGCAGAGTTAAGTGATAATGGGCAACCATTACTGAAAACAGAATGTATTGAAGATGCAAGATTATTACAAACAATACTGAATGAGTTACACGATAAATATATTGATGAATATACTCTTCGTGAAACCTTGCAGTTAGATTTGCAGAGAGTAGAAGAAGAAAACAAGGAACTCAAAGACAAATACGAAAGAAAAGACCGACAACTCAAAAGAACAAAAAAAGACATTGAAAAATATACTGATTATTTTATGAACGAATTAAACTGGGATTGCGATAGAATAATCAAGGAAGTGTTTAGATGACTGAAAAACGATTATAGTATTCCAATGAAACCAATAATGGTGGAGGAAATCTTATTTTGTGCCTTGTAAACATAAGGGTGCTTTACGAAGTGATTGTGTTTAGAGTATTGGCGGATACAATGAAAAACACAATCTTAAATTTATAATTGGTGGAAAAAAATGATTAAGGAATTGTTATTATCTAAATTATTGAAAGGCAGAATAGTATTATTTGATGATGGGAAAGCAATTCATCGGATTAATGATATTTATTTTGATGATGGGGCAGTAATTTGTAAATTTGATAAAAGGTGGGAATATGACTGAAAAACGATTATTGGAGGATATTCGGCACGAATTGGCAAGTATTGATAGATGGTATGCTTTTGAACCAACAATAAGTATTAATCTTGAAAAAGAAGGACATACACTTGTAAATAACAAAGAATTTCTAATACAATTAGATTATGCCGATTTGATTAAGAGAATTGATAAGGAGTTAAACGATGACTGAAAATAAACGATTTAAACATTCTGAATTTCAACAAGATGATGGTCAATACCAATATTATGGAATTGAAGATACTGAAAAAAATTATGTATATAATGTAATTGGCGATGGAGTGTATGATGTTTCGGAAGAATCACTGATTAATATCTTAAATGAGTTACACGATGAAAACACTCACATAAAAAACACTATAACTGAAATGTATGAAACTGAACGAACTGAATTAGGGAAATCAGTTTTAAAACAATTACTGGAGACAATCCAATGAGCAAACTACAACAATTCCTATATGATAAACTAACAGACTGCGAAGCATTATTCGAACAAGCAAATGCAAACAGTGACATCATCTATATGAAAGGAATGTTAGAAATCGGAGGAATGCAAACACAACTAATTGCAAACATTGGCAAAAGACAAGCATATCAAGAAGTATTGGAATTTATAAGGAAAGAACAAATGGAGTGATTAAATGAGTGAACAACCATACAGAGTCCAAGGCAGTAGAGTATACGGTGAAGGACAATCATATAACTGTCTAAACAAGGTAACAGCAGAAAACCTCTGCCAAACACTCAACAAATACTACACCACCAAAGAACTAATACAACAAACCACAACCCAGTACGACAAACTCAACAGACAACTAGTACAAATCAACATGACACTCAAAATACTAGAAGACGAAATACAAGGATTAACAGAACTGGTGAAACAATGAAAATAACCATCGACACAAGAGAACAAACACGGATACAATCCGCAACAAGATACTTCAAAGAACAAGGACTCGATGTATCTGTTGAAGAATTAGAAATAGGAGATTATATCTTCAGTGATGGAAATAATGAAGTTGTCTTTGAATTTAAGTTAACTAGTGATTTCGTTGCATCAATACAAGATGGGAGGGTTTTTAATCAGAGTATCGAAATGGCTGAAAACTTTAATTATTCATTTGTCATAATACATGGCGACCTTGCAACAAGAAGTAAATGCATAGCAATGAGCAGGAACTATCGTGAAGTTAACCTATTCCAATACATAGGAGCAATAAGCAGCTTAAACCGTTATGTCACAGTACTTCAATGTTACAGTCCTTTCATCAATGAAAGTTACTATACCATGATGACACAAGCAAAGAAATGCCTGCAAAACAAACCAATAGTACGAAAATTCCCACGAAAACACAAAAACCCTGCATTCAACTGGTTATGCTACTGCAATTACGGCATTAATGCAAAAAAAGCAACAGCAATCATAGAAACATTAAACCTACACACATTAAAGGACCTCCAACAACTAACAATCGAAAAACTAATGACCGTCGACGGAATCGGAAAAAAGAATGCTGAAAAAATAATCGAGGGAATAAAATGAACAGCATAAAAAACAAACTCCAAAAATATAATAAACCATACGTCCCAGGAGAAAGACGATCAACAACATATGAAAAACAAATCAAAACAAAACAAAGAATACAAAAAAGACACAACATAGCAGACACTCTAATCAACGAAACACCATTCCACCTAACACCTATCGAAAAAGAACAAGTACACCACCTGATAGACACATATCCAAACTTCAAAAAACTACACAAAAGAGCATCAAATGAAACAATAATCCTCGCATTCATATTCTACACAAAAATCCCAAACAACACCGATATCAAACTAAACAACTACACAATAACCAATAAATACAATTTAACCCATAACACATTCGAACTAATCATATGCAGACTCGTACTAAACTACTTACAAGGAGTGTATATCATACCGAAACAATCCAAGGAAACAGACCATAATATACTCGACAAAGGCGAAATAAAATGAAAACAGAGAGTCTTCCGACAGAATCCTATAATAATATAAGGGAAATGAAATGGACCAATCCAAGATTATGCTACATCATGAAACTACAAAGCCACACACCAAGAGCATGTCCAGAATGCCATGGTGACTTAGTATATCTTGAAGATGAAACCTACTGCGAAGAATGCGGATTAGTAGTGTCCGCAACAATAGAATACGTAGCAGGTATCCGTATACATTTACCTTACGGAAGACAATAAAAAAAATGGTTTTAGTAGCTCTTAAAAGATTTTAAAGTTTTAGGCTGGATAAAAATTCGACTTTATCTTCAATATTCATATATTTTCGGTCAAAAAAAACGTTTTTCATCTAAATATAGGATACAATTTGTTAATCTCTTAAAACATGATTTTTTATAGAGTTTTTCTTAATTTTATACCAAAACGACAATTTTCAAAACACATACAATCTTTGCGTAGGGAAAAAAATATGCTGAAAGCTTTCAGTTAAAAATTAATGTCTGGTAAACCTTTAAATGAATTAATGGGCTACTAAAACGATTTAAATAGTTTTATCATTGATGGCAGTTAAAAGAACGTGAATATTACGGTTTTAAATATTCCTATTATACTACCGAATCCTATCTATTAATAAATGGGGTAAACTCAAAAATGGGATGCAATTTCCCATACTGCCATCCCCACAATCATCTTATGTGGAGTTAAATGGGCTTTTATACGAAATAAACGATTAGCTTGTTGAAATATTATAACAATTTTCTGACTAAATGGTTGGTTCGATTCCAACAACTCCACACTCACCTGGCTATGGATGCGAAATCCAATTTAGCAAAAATTTTGAATTAAAAATCTTTAAAGAATGATTGGTGCATTATATTGTAGGTTCAAATCCTACCCATAGCATTCACACATAAAAAAAACATAAGGAGTATGATCAACAAATGAACCCCGATATCATAGGTAACATTACCACAATCATAAAAATCGTAATCATGACAATCGCACCAGCGATTGCAGTATATATTGGAACAGATGAACAAACAATCATAACATTCTTAACTGCATGTTTAACATTTGCATTAGCAATCATAGATGCCAAATACCCAAATAATTTCGGTGACAAACCAGTTGCAGCAGAATCAGAAGTATTGAATGATGAATATGTAACTGGTGACGAAGATGACATCTAACCATACATGTATTCATGAACAAAGATTCGCAGACTTAGAATCAGATGTTGCTGAACTAAAAGCAAGAAGTGACAGTAAACAATCAGACATAATCAACATTAACAAAGAACTAATACGAGACCGCCAGCAACAAGCAGAACTATTAAAAGAAGTTACCAAAGTGACTGTATTGCTGGAAGAATCACAAAAAACAAGAGATGACAATAACAAGAAAATAGAGGAATTAGAAAAGAAAGTGGATACCCTTCAAGACACTGTAATACAATTAAACAGTAGTCTTGGAAGCTTCAAAAACACTATGCTCGCTCTAATCCCTATAATCAGTATTATTGTTGGAATTGTTTTACATTTCATAGTCGTATAAATTATTCATTCATATAGAGAGAATAAAATATAACAATGTTAAATTGAAATATGTGACTAAAAAATAAGGGGGTTGCCAAGTGGAAGAAATATGCAAAAAATTTCCAAAGATATGTAACTGTCCACATAAAGAAGACATTGACAATGATTTAAACAATGGCAAATCTCCATACTACATTGCGAAATGGTTGAAAGAAACAGAATGTCCAATCTCACATGAAACTATTCGAAGATATCAGAAGTATCTGATTGAACATGACATGCTGACTAAAAAGCATGAATCCCCCTCTCACTCTGAAGATAGTTTATTAACCAAACTGGAAAAGAAAGCGACAGAAGCTCTTGAAAGTTTGGACATGGACCAGGTCAGCGACAATGTCAAGGTTCAGTTAATATTGGGAGCATGCAAACTGATTTATGGTAACAAACATCTTATTGATGCTAATGTTGATTCCAAGGTCACAATGAATAATCTGTTTGATGATGAATTGATTGATGAAATATTAGGGGAGAATATTGATGAATGATTGCGGAGTGTACTCTATCACTAATCTCAAAAATGAGAAAGTGTATAGGTTGAAAATAGCAAGACAAGAAGTGAGTTAAATGACTGCTACATCACAATTAGAAAAATACAAAGCAGTTATGAATGATTTATACAATTTCTATCAGTATTTTGTAATTAACCATTTCAATAAAAAAATCATTCCTGCACCACACATCAAAAAGTTAAGCAAAGAATTAATGAAAATGTATCGTGGTGACTTTCGCAAACTAACTGTGTCAATGCCACCAAGACACAGTAAGAGTTCATTAATCACATTAGCATTCCCATTATGGTTGATTTCAAGAGACCCTACTTTGAATATAATGGTTATTAACAGCACATTCACATTATCCGAATCATTTGGTATACGTATTAGAGACCTATTCCATTATTATGGTGAAAAATTAGGATTACGAATATCTGACAAAAAACATGCAAGTGGATGGATAATGTTTGAAGACCTTGACGGAAACCTAACTGGAGGAAGTATAAGACTAATCGGTATTGGTGGACAAATTACTGGTTTCGATGCTGACTGGATTATCGTTGATGATTTAGTGAAAGGGGTACAAGACACAACTCCAACAGTACTTGAAAAAACCAAAGACTTCTTCAATGGAATTGTAATGCAAAGAGTAGAACCTCACACCAGGTTAATAGTGTTAGGAACCATCTGGCACAGTGATGACATCTTATCTTATTTACGTTCAGAACATGCAGATGAATATAAAATAATGGACATGCCTGCATATGACATAGACAACAATACATTATGGTCCAATAGATATGACATTGATTTTTTCAAAGAACGTGAAAAAGAAATGGGAACAAGATTATTCCAAGCATTATACTTATGCAACCCATTAGATGAAACTGGTGAATTCTTTGACACTACCAAACTACAATTCATTGACCGATTCAACCCAAACAATCCATTGATTGATGGGAAAGTAAGAAGTTACGATTGTGCTTACAGTGACGAAAGCAAAGGAGAAGTCAACGACAGAACCGCATCAGTCAAAATGTACCATACAATTGATGATCATTACATCATAACCGAATTATCTGTCGGAAGATATGGTGACAAATTATTCAATAAAATAAAATCAACCGCAAGAATCGATACTCCAAACATTCCAATAGTGATAGAAACAGGAACTGCTGGAGGAAGCAGCCGAGCATTATTCGATGTTTATAAGAAAGATTTACAAGGTTACAATGTCAAACAAAGTAAACCATTAACAAGCAAAGTAGACAGAGCATTCGGTTTCAAAGAAGCCATACTTGATGGTAAAGTCTATGTTTGCCTTAACGATGAAGCAAGAGAACAATTATTACAGGAAATGAAAGGATTCCCATTAATGAAAAGAGATGACATCATTGATGCATGCAGTTACGCTTTTAACTATTTATTTGAACATAAAAACACTGGTACAATCGCAACCAGTGGTAAACGAAAAAGAAGAGGTCTTATTTCATGAGTATTCGTGATAACATTAATCAATTATTCAACCGTGTAAGCCGAACATCAAACGTGAAATCAAGCACAACCCGAATCGGAAGTTACAAAAGCCTATTCAAAAGAGATGATACGACTGTCCCGTATGATATTGGCAGAAGTATTCTCCGTGATACTCAGGTTGCGACAGGTTCGGAAATATTAAAATTCTTATTATCCAGTAAACAATGGATTTTAACTGATGTTGATGACAACCAGGAATTATACGATTTCATCAATAACATGTTGAAGAACATGACTACTGAACTGAACACTGTTGTTAAGCAGATGACTTCAGCTATCCTTTGGGGTTTTGATGTGCATGAGATAATCTATGATGTCACTGCAGAGAACAGATTAATCTGCAGCGACATTGTACCAGTTCATATAAAAACATTGCAGAATGAGCCTTTTGTGTTTGATGATGATGGCGAACTGACTCATATTCATCAGTCTTATAATAATATTGATGAAGACATTCCAATCGATAAATGTTTACTTTACAGTTATAATTCACTTTATGATGAAAAGGAAGGTCATGGATTGCTCTATGACTTTTTACCAATTGTGGAGGACAAGGAAAACTTGATGGATTGGCTCTTAACCTTTGCGGAAAAAAACGGCAGTCCTACATTGTATGGTAAAACAGATAATCCAGTTAGTCGTGATGAAATGTTATATGCTTTTGATAATGTAGCTGACGGTACAACTGGAATCGCTATCGGAATGGAAGATGAAATAGGAGTATTGGAATCTTCACATAAAGGGGAAGTTTATTTCTCAACATTACAATACAAAGATAATCAGATATTCCGTCGTATGTTCATCGGAAACTTATTGTTAGGTGATAATAGTCAGACTGGTACTTATGCACAGTCACAGACCCAATTGGAATTTGGTAACATGGTATTTGATGGAATTCTTGAAGAGATTGCAAATATCTTCCAGGAGCAATTGATTAATCGTATTGTTGAATTCAATTTTGGTTCTGGTGTTAAAGCACCAGTTATAAGCTTTGATAAATTCAGTAGTGGTGATTTAGAGAAATTATTTAACATTATCAAACCATTAATGGATAATGGAACATTAGACTCCGAGAATAGTGCAGTTCAGGAATCACTTGCATTATTATTCAAAGCTGAAGCAGGTGTTGAATACATGAATGAAGAACCTGAAATGCCTGAAGAAAACTTTAATTACACCGAACCAACCGAAGACCTAACCACACCAATTATTGATGATTTAGATACTGTAATAACTGACATTGATACAAATGACATCACAACAGAAATTGATTAAACAAGGAATCAAATATACTGACAAGCTTTTCGATGAAATCAGTAAAAGGGTTGAGAAAGGAGTCAGACAAGCAGATACTTTAGAGGAATTCCTTGTAACTTATCATAAAGCATTTCCTGAAAAAGGCAATCCTTTAATCTCATTAGGTTATGATAAGACAATGATTGACTTGATATTATCCGAAACCAACAATCACCGATTCAGCAGACCTTCTCAGAAAGAACTTGTACGGGTTACTGTTGAAGAGAAAGTTGGTGAACTGATTGTTGATGTTGGTGATGATGTTACTGAGAGTGTTAGATCTATCGTGAAAGATGGTTATGATAATAATTTATCTCAGGATGAAATTGCAGCCAATATCTCCAATCGTATTGGTGTGATTAAGAATAAACGTGCTAGGGCTATTGCTAGGACTGAGATTGCAAGGACTGCTACTATCAGTGATTATGTGATTAATAAGGAGCGTGGTGCTACTGGTTTTTATGTTGAGTGCAGGAATACTGCTTGTCCAGTGTGTAAGAAGGCTTGGCATAAAAATTGGAGTGAGGAATCTGATGGTAGTTTTGCTCCAAGTGATACCAGTGCTGGTGGTAAAGGTTGGATTGGTGATAGAATCTTTTCAATGAATGATACTGGTATGTTACCGCCGGTTCATCCGAATTGTAGGTGTGTTGTGTATTATACTACTGAGGAACCGAATGTAAAAATCGAACCAGTACCACAGACTACTACAACAACTCAAACTATTACTGATGAACCTCAAGAGAGTTTAATCCCTCCAAAGGTTACTGAGAAATTGGATAACTTTGGTAAAGAATATGGAAACTCTCGTAAAGAACATATGCAATTTTTTACTGAAAACAATTCTTCCGAAGCAAGTCATGGGAGTACTGGCACAGTAAGTAAAAGCGGAGAACAAATCCGATTTTTACAACAAGAAACTGAAAAAGGCAATGTTATTCACGGAACTCATACACACCCTAACGACCATGAACATTATACAATGTTGTCTCATGAAGACGTAGTGGATATATTTATGGGTTTAAATAGTGATGGGGTTAATTTAGGTTCTTTTTCTGCTGAAAACAAACGGAACAGAATAAGTGTTGTAAAACTTCCTAATTATAATCAATATACAGAATATAGTGAACGAAGTGGAGTTAATGTTGATTTAAGAATGGCAGTAAATGGTGCTTTTGCAACCCATGTTGATGATTACCATGATATAAGAGGTTCTTCAAGTGGAGGAGAATTACAGTTCTTACGTGAGAAACGAGCAGAATTAAAAGAAAAATATCCTAATATTAAAAGCTATGAATTAGCGGAAAAAATGAAACCTTACCAACAAGAAGCCTCTAAAATCGATTGGGAAAAAGACCATCGTAAAAAAATAGACAATGCTTATAAGGAAATGATTATGAATGTCAATAAAGATTTAGAACGTTTTGGCATTCGATTTGAAGTTGAATACAAAGACTAATTTTTTATTTTTAAACTTTGCCTATGATGTTATACTCATTTGTTAGCGGAGGCTCTATCCATAAAAATAATTTGGAGGAATTACCTATGAGCGAAGAACTAACCAAAGAACAATACCAAAACCGAATAGCAGAACTCGAACAACAACTCGAAACTGCACAAAAAGAAAACAACTTCGACGAAATCAAAAACCGATACGAAACAATCATCGAAGAAAAAAACCAAGAAATCGAAAAACAAAAACAAGAACTTAAAAACAAAACAACCAAAATCGACAAAACCGTACAAGACCTTAACGACGAAGTAGAGGCAAGACTCAAAGAAACCGAAGCATACAAAGAAATGCAAACCAAACTCGCGGAAATGGAAAAAGAAAGAGCAGAAGCAACCGTAGACGCCTACATACAAAAAGGCATAATCCTACCAAAACAAAGAGAATCCGCAGTTAAAATATGCTTAAATGACAATGAAACCTTTTTAAACTTATACCGTGATGCTAAACCAATCGTGGAAACACAAAACAAAAGAAAAAGTGTTCCCTCCGGTACAGCTGAACGTATAGCCAATTATTTCAAAAATTAAAAATGGAGGACATAAGAATATGTTAAATATCTTCAAAGGGATTACTATCCCAGCAAAAGCAGTTGAAGGTGCAGTAAGCATCGTAGAAACTGTAAGTGTAACTGGTGACGGCAAAAAACCTTCAGTCGCTTCACCAGTAAAACAAGGCGATGCAGTAGCAATCGTCGGAGATGACGGGGAATACCCATACATTGCAAAAGCAACCGGAGCAAACGGGGCAATCATAGGATTTGCACATGACCATCCTGAATACGATGTGGATCCAACTCAAGGATACACTGAAAACCAAGCAAAATCTGCAGATGTACTCAGAAAATGTGGTGTTGAAACCGTATTCAGTGACATCAGAACTGTACCTGCAAAAGCATCCGAAGCAATCAAAGCAGGAATGTATGTTGAATTCTCAACAGATGGTTGGAAGAAAACCGCATCATCCGGTACAACCAAATCCGATGCAATCGCATTAATCGGTCAAACCAGTGCTGATGAAATCGTAATCGGATTAAAATAATACTAATGGAGGATTATTATAATGGCATTTAACGGCTTACCAGCAGTATTCGATGATAAAGTACAGAATACTGAATTATACGTACAAAAAAGGATTTACCAAACCTTAAAATTCTTAACCTTATTACCAGTAGAACAAAACGAAACTGGATTATTCACTAATTACTTGAACGGTGATGTTGAAGTATCCGAACCAATGTACACTAACAATGGAATTGACTTCAACGAAATCAAATTCGGACAAGGACAAACCGTAGGTGGTCAAACCTTACCAATCGGTTTCATGTACCGTGCAAACACTCGTGACGAACAAAGAGGAAAATACGATAGCAACTTACAATCATTCTACAATGCATCAGTTGTTAAAATCGCAGACTTCTTCGAAGACAAATACGCTAACGCAATCATCGCAGGTGGAAGACAATCCAGTGCAACTTTAAAAGCATGGACCAGTGCAGCTAATATTATTGAAAACGAAATCACCTTAGATGATGAAATGAGATATGATGCTAACGATAACGCTACAGGTTACGCACCTGACACAGTACTCGTTTCCCGTGCTGATAAAATCAGTATCGACAAAGCATTAAGGAAAGAAGATTACACTCCAAACTTCAACTACATTGCATCTCATAAAATCGCATCCGGTGACATGGCAATATTTGACAGTGCTAACCCTGGTGCTACTATTGAGAAATATGCTGACCCTACTTACAGCATAATTCAAACTTTAGAAAATGATGGAATCACTGAAACCGAAGAAGGTGTTGCTATTCCTCCTGCTTTCATTAACGTGAAATCCGAGGACACTGGCAGACCACAAACTGTTGACAATTACATTTGGGCTGAATCCAATGTCAACATCAAAGACAGTAACGGTTTCTTAATCGTGAAAGGAAACTAAATACTCCTTTTACAATTAATCTTTTTTTAAAATGTAAGGAGGATTATAAAGATGGTTGAAGCATATAATTTCTTCGAAGGCTCTCAAACTGATATTAACCGTAGGTTATTGAGAAAAATTGAAGAATTAGAAGAAAAAGTGGAATCTTTGGAAAATTTAGAAGAAAGAATAGGGGTTTTGGAAAATTTAGAAGAAAGAGTGGAAGCTTTAGAAAATCCAGAAACCCCATAAAAAGGTGATATTTTATGTCAGATGATAACGTATCCATTGGAATCTCAGATGGAGAAACCATTCCTATTCAAGAGGATACTCCATCTGATACACCTAAAACATATTGTACAAAGGCAGAAGTCAACAGTCTCTTCGGAGATATCAGCGACGATGTCTCAGATGAAATGTTCAACACTGCAATCTTAAATGCATCAACTTGGATTGAAGCAAACTTGAAAAGGAATTATGTTCCAATACCAACAACAAACGTTAATGCATTAAGAACAGTGGCAATCTATCACACCGCATCAGACATACTATTAAGCCTATACCATGGTGATGAACTGCCAATACAATATGATGTCTGGTTCAACAAAGCACAAGGATTAATTGAAGATTACATTGATGCATATCTCAACAGCGAAGCCGAAACATCAGACCTTGTCAATCACCAAATGGTGAAACACAGTCACGGAAAAACCTATAATCAAAAACGTGGACGTGGTCGCAGATGGGTGAGATAAAAGATTATGTTCGATTGTACGTTGAAAATAGTGACATACTGGAAACAGAAACCAAAAAACTCTCAATCAACCTACAAAACAACATAAAAAAAGAAGCACCATACGACCAAGGACGATTAAAAAGAAGTATTCGTGTAGACACAAGGATAAATAAAAAATCCGCATTAATCACAGGATACTGGGATGAAGGATTAGCTCCACATGGTATATTCGTACTTGGAGGAAGCAAGGCAGTTGAAGGCAAACTAATGAAAATGCCTTGGGGATACCGTACCAAAAGAAAAGCAATCCCACCAAATGACTTCTTAGGCAGAGGACTGCTACGAACAGTGGAGGCATATAAATGACCCATAAAGATTACGATGAAATCTACGAATTCACAGTAACCGAAAGAACACAACCCGATTACAGGATGTGTGCATCAATCAGTCAATGGATCCATGACAACCTGGAAGCATTAACCGATGATGATGACAATGTCCTCTTCAACAAAATCAACTACGGATATAATGAGGAAACATTGAAAGGCTTCGGAAAAAAACCGGTGGCCGATGTGTATATTGATAGTGTTGAATATGGTGACGACTTGACATATACTCAACCGGAGAGT